TTTATTCCTCTCCTTCTCCGCTAGACTTGTTAGACTGCTTTCCTTTTGCAATGCCGCCCTTTTTCCGGACGATCTCAACAAGCGAGCCTGCCTCCTCTACGCCCGACTGCTGCATATTCTCAAGGATCGAGACAAATTCGGTCAATGCAAGATAGCCGATTGCAACGGTCGCCGCAAATGCAGGCGCATGTGTCTTGAGCAACATAAAATCGAGCATCAGTGCCGCTGCCACAACGCCGAAATACGTGAGTATCTTATGCGTAAATCGTGTACGCATCTCCTCGCTGCGAATGTACCCCATACGGCGTGCCCGACGAATCCCGCAGAAGGACTGCCAGAAGGTCGGGCTCTCTGTCCCGTCGTCCATGAGACACTTGCGGGAGAGTGACAGCCACTTGGTTACGAGGTCGAGGCAGACGAGTGCGACGAACGCTGCCAAGATTTGTGCATGGTCATGAGATGCCAGAGAGACAGCACAAGAGATGCTGAGCTTGAGCCCCCACCCCTCCTGCAGTCTCTGCAATACTTGTGTCATAATATCCACGCTCCTTAGCTCCTTTCCGAGCATAGAAAAGGCGCACACCGCTCTGATGCGCGCCTTAGGTGATTACTTCTCCTTTTTCTTTGGCGTGTCCGTGTCTTTCCGGACTTCGATCACAACGTGATCGCCGTAGGTGATTTCGTCCGCCTCTGCCTGATCCTTTGTCGCGAGACTGAACATTTCGCCGGTCTCCACATTCGTAAACGTGAAGTTCGTGATGCTTGTTTCGCCCTGCGGATAGGTGATCTTTCCATTGACAATGTACTTTTTCAGCATTTGTGTCCTCCTACTCCACTTCTACTAAAAACGGCTTCCCTGTCTGAGCCTCCTGCTTCCAGCCGGGTGTGCACCCGGTGACGTCGAGGATCATAACGCCGAGGAGTGATGCGAGACTTGCAAACTCCTGTGAAAGGTCAGGATATATATCGGTGATCCCTGCTCGTACAAACGGTGTTATGCATGTGGTAAACTCCACCGTGCTGGGATCCGGGAACCAGAACCCCGTGTTGTAGAGCCATTCGGATCTATCTGCACCTGCCGCATAACAAGCATTTTGCGACAGAGCCACAACAGCAATCTTGCGCCCCGGATAGGAGTATCTTTTTGGGGAGTTGTACAAACCGCTTCCATCAAATGACAGTGCATTTACGCTGGGGAAATAATCCAGGATACGCATGTAGTCGTAGCGATTGTTAAAAACAACCTCCCCGCGCTCATTTTTTATGACCATCTCGCCTTTATCGAGCGCAATATGAGAGTCCTCCAGCCCATAAGCATAGAGGATCGGGGCCGTCTCCATCTCTTCGAGATAGCTCTCTGCCGTAAAGTTTTCACCTGCGCGTGGCCGATACCCTGACGCACCGGAAATGTTATCCGGATAGTATTGCCCTTGGTCAAATTCAGTATAGCCGACGTTGTCCCCCCGGAACGACTTCCCGTCTACGAGCGACTGAGACAATGACACTTTTCTTTGCCAGCAGCTCACGAAATGCGCTGTCGTTGTTTGGCTCAAATAGTCGAAAAGAGTTGCAAAGGTATAGACGATGTTCGGCATGGCCGCACCGAGCGCGAAGATGTATGGCACGGTATCGGTGGGGCTGATTGAGAATCTCGGATGCCAGCGAGGACTATTGAGCACAAGCATCGACTGGACACCATGACCCGCGTATCCGTAAAATCTTCCCGTCGTCCACAGATCGCGTGGGCGATCAAAGTGCGTACGAACAGCCCCTACGTTGACTTTGCCGCGCACTTTATTAGGTGTGGAAGGCGAACACCACGGATTTGGATACTTCCCATCCTGCGGCCACGCATAGGCCTTTCCGTTTGCATAATCGTAATACGGGAATGTGCAAATTCGGTCACCCGATTCATTTTTCTCGATATGCAGCCCGGTCAAACACCGCTGCATTTTCACCAGAGGGATTGTGCTAAGCCGATAGTTTTGATACTGATCGTCGATGACATGGGCGCCGTTGGCATTCCTGATTTCTGCATATCGCATAACTCGCCCTCCTCTCAATAGAAACCGTAGATGATCGCGCGCGGGTTTTGCGCTGCAAGATCAGCACTGTAATACGCATTCGGGAACTCCGGATCATATGCTGCATTCGGTTTGAATGGGAGCGTAACCGTAATGCCTTGGCGGTTTTCCCACGTTTCTACCTTTGTCAGCTTCTCTTCGTCCGGATTCCAGTCGGTACTCATCGCAAAAGCTCCATATCCGGAGCCATTGAAAACAAGCTGTGTCCAGATGCGGTTTTTACCAGGATTCGAGATCTCTATGCGCATGCGTTTCTTTGCCCCAAGGTTAGCAATCCCAACGACGCGGGTCACCCCGCAGCGCGTATCAAGCACGCATGATCCGCGCGCGTTGATCAGCTGTACCCCTGCTTGTTTTTCCATGTCAGATACCTCCTATTCAAATATCCCAATTCGGACGCGGGTCTTTTCGCCCTCGTCGAACACCTCAATCAGATTGTCTGATATCTCCGTTCGTGCGCCCGTGTCTTTCGTACGAAGCTTTCCGATCTTTGCCGATACAGCAGACAGGCTGTCTACTGCAAGCTTATCTGCGGTTATCGCACCTGCCTGCAGCATATGGTTTGCGATGACGTTGCCATCAATGATCGTATTTCCTGTAATATGCAGGAGACGTCCGTCGATTTTCACGCCGCCGGGAGCCACGTTGATAGCCGCTACAACATCACCTTGATTGACTTTGAGCTGCAGACCGTTGTAGAGCTGCGTGATCGCGCTGTAGCCGGATTCCTGCGGATTGCCGGATAGCTTCGCAACGATGGATGATACGCTCTCCTTGGTCGTCTGCACGTCCCGCATACGTTCGGCGAGTGCCGCGTCAAGGTCTTTTTCGGCGATCGTCAGATTCTCTATATCATTTTTGTCGATTTTTGCCTTTACGATTACTTCCTGCGCCGGTGACAATTCGCCGTCCCCGAAGGAGTCAAAACACGCCGCCTGCACGGTATAGACACCTGCCGCACCAACATAGGAGATAAAAGTGCCCGTTGTTTCGAGTGTCTCGTTGATGCCGCCACCTGTGATATGTACGCGCGTACCGCTCACATTTTCGGGCTTATTTTGGATGGAGGCACTAAATCCTTGCAGTGTGTTTGTGATCTTGATCGTCGGTGCTGCCGGCGCCGGAAAATCATAATGGATGCTCAGCGGCTCACCGTACCCCTTTTTGGGGTTGTGTCCGTAGACAAGGACAGCCCCACTGCGCGCCGTGAGCGATACCGTGGAGCGGATATCTGCTGTCTTCGCGAGAAGGCCCGCCAGCTGACCCGTATTGCTGTTTGTGCGCACCTCATAATAATCAATGTAGGTGTTTGTCACAGCCTCCCATACGGCCGTTACAGTTCCGCCCTGCAGTCGTACTTCGCCGCTATGCGGTGCATCCGGCACAGCAACACTGCCCGCTGCGACCGTCGCGGTGATTGATACATCTGCGGTCTCTGCAGAGACAACGCCGGAGCGGTTGACCGCCCGGAGACCAAACACGTATGTCCCGGATGTCGGGATAAAATAGCTGTAGCTTGTGCCGCCGATCAGATCGACAAGCACGCTGCCCGCACCGTCAAAGAGCCGATAACCGAGAATATCTGTCTCCGGATTCGCTTTCCACGCTAGCTGCAGGACACTGCTGTTGCCCGCATCCTGGAGGGCGGAAAAGTCCTGCACCTTCGAGGGCGGCGCATCCTTCGGTGCGGTGTAGACGGTCTGCATTGCCGCAGTTCCGGCAAGCCCGAGATCGTTGTAACAGGTGACGCGCACGGTATAACTGACGGCTGCTGCAACGCCCGTGATCACGGAGCTTGTTGCGTTGCCGTCGTATACGCCCTGCGTTGTGTACTCCGTCTCTCCGTCACGCCGGTACTCAACCTTGATCTGTTTCGCGACCGCACTGCGCGGCAGACGCCACGAGACGGCCAGATCGTAGAGCGTCGTGCCGTCCGGCAGCGTCTTGATCTCTACGATGACCAAGAGATTGTTGACTGTGAGCTTATCGCTCTGCGTCGTGTAGTCGATAATCGGCACGTCGGTGTTATCATCCGCGTAGAGCTCCGGATAGTACTCCATGCAGGTGATCTTGCGCGTCTGCTCCGTCATGCCCTTCGTGATGGACAGGACGCGGAAAGGCTTTGCCTCCTTGGTCGCTTCTCCGAAGGTATAGAGATCATCGGCGGCGATCTCTGCCGCCTGAGCGAGTGTAACGATCGCACCGGATACGCTCTGCACCTCATACGTGTGGAGCGTGTCGGTCTTGCTGTCGCGTACCATAAGACGATACTGCTTGCCCTCTGCCATCGTGACGGTGCGATCGAGCGTAACGGCAGCACCATCGACGCTGACCACGCGACCGCCGCTCCCCCACTCTGTCACGTCGTGCTGCAGGAGGATCACATCGCCGATCGTGCAGGCAATCGCATCAACGTAGGCGTCAAACGTGCACGTCCGCAGCTCATACTTGTTGGCACGCAGGGCGTGCTTGCCATGTGCGTATGCCTGCTTGAGATCCGTGCATCCCATCAGCTCGATCTGTGTCGGCGTGGACAAAGATTCGCTCGCATCGTAGTCGTCGCTGAACACGGGGAGCACGTCGCGCTCATAGTTTTTCGCGGCGTTCATGAAAGAGATTTCTATGACATTCGCGCGACCCTGCGTCCCCTGAAACTCCTCCTTGAAGCTGTCCTGCTTGATGTTGCCGACCGTAAAGAGCTGCGACGGCTGCGCCGCATAGTCATAAACGCAGGTAAAGCGTGTCCCCTGCATGATAACTTTGCCGCGGCCGACTGTCTCCGGGTAGCGCAGCGCCTCCCACACCTGCATAGCGCTGTCATATATGTAGTTAAATGTGTAGCCCTTACTGTCGCACTGCTCCGCCCACGCCTTGAACATGTCATAGGAAAGCCGATCGGCGGGTTCGCCGCGGACGATGTAACGCCCCCCGATGCGCCGGCACTGATGCAGGATGTCATAGCATGCCCACGCGGGATTATCCGCACGCTTCTCCTCGTAGGATTTGCTGTACGGATTCCAGACGTAGAGTTTGGAGCGCTCCTGCACCCACGTCACGGCAGGATCGTTGCCGCTCAACTGCTCGGTTGCAAGTGCGCGAATGCCGATGAGTGCTTTGCCCGGATGTACGAAATCATCGTAGACAATCTGAGTCAGCTGTGTCCAATAGACGCGATTGACGTACCGGACGGAGTTTCCGTCTTTGCGGAGACAGCGCACACGTACCTCATAGCGCCCCGGAGGCAGATTCTCAAAGCGATAGACGCGATAGATTCCCTTGTTTGTAGCCTCGTTGATGCGCCCGGAGTAATTTCCGCCGAGCGATGCACCATTCAGGGATCGCACCCATGCGCCATCTTTGCGGGTCAGAAATGCATCCGTGCCCGTCGAGTCGCAGAGCGGCAATGCCGTCCATGCCTCTGCACTGCCTACGATATGGCATTCCGCGGCAAGCGTTACGCTTGTCAGGTCCATGCCGCCCTCATCGTTGCTGTAATAGAGACCGTTGGGGAGCGCGACAGTGAGCTCAATACCCGTGCAGAGATTGCCCTGCACCTCATGCGTTGCCCATCCTCCGGATAGTTCGTAATTGAGCGGCTGATCGGCGTAGTTATCGGCAAAATTCGGGACGATCGTCTGATCATTCGTACCGAGACGGATGTCGATCTGCACATCTTTATAGTTATCGGCGGGGTTCTCGTTGATGCGGATATTGCGGATGTCCTGCAGCTCTCCCTCGCCGGCGCAGTAAAGCAGATGCAGATACTGCCGCGCCCCGTCGCTGATGATATGTCGTGAGAGCAGGACACCGCCCGATTTCATAGTGCCGTACGTAATGGCGAGCGGATGCCCTTGCCCCGTCAGCGTCGATGTGCCGCCCCAGCCGTACGTCTGCGACTGCGACTGATCCGCGTTGCTCGTGTCAACGTGCGGACGATTGAGACGCGAGACAAGCGCGCCGCCGATCATGCCGATGGCGATGGCCGTTACCATACGCCAGCCCATTGAGAGCCCGCCGAGGATTGCGCCGCCCGCAATGCCAGCCGTTAAAAAGGACAGACCGACCGAGAGGATCATGCCGAATACCTTACCCTCGACATGCGGGACGATAACGACGCAGTCCCCATCAGCGGGCACGGCGTCCGGATCGCAGAGCATTCCGTTGATCGAGTATTGCCATTTACCTGGCTCGCAGAAATACGAGCTGAGCGGCATGCCTTCACGGCACACAACCTTCTGCATCTCCCGCTTTGTCACATCAAAGGGATTGCGGACGATGACGAGCTGTATCATGCCTTGCCTCCTGTATAACGATAGATTCCAACAATGCGCCGTCGATAGCGCTCCAACCGCTCGATGCAGACGCCCGCATATTCCGTCGAGTGCAGGAATTTCCCGCCGCCAAGGTAGATTCCGACGTGATCCGCTGCGCGTCCCGTGAGATTCATTGCGAGAATATCCCCCTCCTTCGGCTCCTGCACAGGTGTCCACTCGCTGAGCGCTGCATCCGTCGGGCCGTTGCCCATCCAGTAATCGGTATAGGAGCTCAGCGCAATCCCCTGCGCCGCGTACCACGCAACGACGAGTTCCCAACAGGGGAGCTCTGCCCACGTCTTGCCGACGTAATCACGTGCTGTTGGATGCATAGAGACCTCCTTGCGGTATTGTCGGCTCGCCGCCGAATCGTTCGTTGTTTCCGAGTTCGCGGCAGCGCTTGAGTGTTTTGTTGCATTTACTCGCCGCGCCCTTATAGCCGCACTCAAGGCCCTTGAACTTAAAGGGACAGTAGTCCTTCATCATACGGACAGGCGGAAAACGGCGTGTAAAGGAAAAGTCCGTCCCGAGCGTGAATGTCACCCACTCCACATCACAAGAGACGCCTGTCACGACAAAGTATTCCTCGACCTCGGCAACGTCCGGAATATCCGTATGAAACACACGGATAATGACCTTGCATCCGCCGAGTCCATTGTTCTCCTCGACGTACCGTTGTATCGTCCCCGTCACGTTGGAGATCGTGAGCTTTACGTTCGGCAGCTCTTTGCTGTCCTCGGTGATGTCCTCAAGCGAGAACGGGAAGGCGGTGTATTCCTGTCCTCCGAGCGTGAGATTATCTGTATTGTTGACAAGATAGAGCGGACTGCCCGGAATCTGCGCTTCGAGCGCAAGAAGCCAGACGCCGCTTGTTGCAATCTTGTTCTTTTCGATGATGCTTGCCTGTGATAATTCGAGCATGCTATGCCTCCGTCAGTTTGATGCCGCCCTCCCAGTACCCGTGATTCGTGCAGGAGAAAGAAAAATCCCCGTCAAAGCGCACATTGAACACCTTGCCGGAGAAACTTCCGCCCGCGCCGACCGGATACGTCCACCGGAACGGAACGGCGCCATTGACTTCGTGGTAAAACGCCCGAAGCGCTTCATAATCCGCCTCCGGAAGTGCCGTCCATGAGAGTTCGAAGCTCATCGGTGTGCGCGTGAAACGTTTGCGGGCGATGATAACTTGATTCTCGAGTTTCCCTTTGATCGCTGTGTCCGGAATCGTCTCCTTGATCGGATAGATCGGCGGCTTGATATTCGGAAAATCCATTTATACCGCCCCCTTGATTACGTCGCGCATGCCGTTTCGGTTCGTTGCGATTGCATCGATCATGATGGATGTCACCCACTCGGATCCGTTAAATTTCGTCTCTGCCGTGCCTGTCATGCGCTCATTGGTGTTGTTGTTCACGATGACGCGGATATTCGGTGCCGCACCCCCGCCGCTCGGGAGCGAATTAAAGATACGCCCCGGCTGCGTTGGCCGGAAAATCTCGGGGCCGCGCTCACCGACAAGGTACGTCCTGCCGGATGCAACGGGGCCGCCTGTTGCACGATAGCCTGGCACAGCCGCGTTCGCCTGTGCTGCGGGGATTCCTCCGCCGAATCCCGGGAGAATCATCGACAGCCAGCGCGTGATCATCTGGTTCATCACGAATTTCACGATGGCATTCAGCATATTTTTCAGCATATTAGAAAATGCATCTTGAATGCCCTTGAATCCGTCCGTGAGAACATTTTGGAATCCACTTGTAAAGCCGTCTGCCATTGACGTAAACAGCGAATCGGTCATTTCCTTCATTTGTGCCCCTGCATCTCGCAGGCGCTCATACTGTTCCTCGAGTGTTGCGCGCAGTGCCTCCTGCGTTGTCTGCGGAGATTTGCGCAGCGCCTCGATGCGCTGCTGATCGAGCTTTGCCATCTCGGCCGCCGCCCACTGCTCCACTGCGACACGAGCCTCAGCGGAGTCCTTCGTCATGGCGACTTCTTTCAGGCGGTTTTCCTTCTCACGGTTGAGCTTTGTCACACCGATCTGATATGTCGCCTCTGCCTCCGCTCGTACGTCCTTGTTCACCTGCGCCCAGGTAAGCGTCGTTTCATTTTGCAGATCTTCGTTTGCCTCACGCCATGCTTTCGTCACCTTTTCTTTGATAACGTTGGCGTATTCGTCGAGCTTTGCACGCAGAGCCGTCGTATCGATGCCGAGCTCGGACGCCTCCTTGATCTGTGCTTGCGTTTGCTCCATCTTCTGACGGAGCGCATCCATGCCCTTCTCATAGGTCGTACCGATTTCGTTAGTGATGTCATTCGCAAGAGACGAGATGCTCTGCTGTACCTTTTCCGTAAGGCTCTTGATCTTTTCGGCGAGACGCTCTGCCTCGTGCGCCGCTTTATCCGTGGATTTATGGGCTTTTGACTTTTTGCCGCCGTCCCATGTTGATGCCCCGGTGTCTTTTTGCACCGCTGCCTTAGTGCGTTGCGGAACGATAACATCGCCGTCGGGACCGCCGCCGATTGCTGATGACCTTTCATCAAAATGTACTGCACGCCACACGCGGCCGCGCTGTCGAGTCTCTTCGACAGTTCCACTTACCCAATCGGATATCCCATTGCCGATGTCCGTCGCTGCCTTGACGATAGCGAGTTCCTTGAGCGAGGATATCGCCTCGTCGACCCACGCGATAAATTCCCGTACGTATCCGGCCGCGGCCTCCATCTTCTCATAAACCCAGTCAGCGATAGCCTGAAACGTGTCCTTAAACGTATCGACGATAGGCGAGACCACAGCGTCAATCTCTGCCACGATCCCCGCGATAAACTCAATCGCGGCCGTGCAAAAGTCCGAGACAATCTCTTTCGCAGAGTTCCAGAGGTCTCCCGTGATGCTGTAGATATAATCCCACGAATCCGCAATATTCGTCTGCATCTCAAGCATAACCTCGAGGACGGTATCGAGAACGCTCGCAATGGCGCCGATCACACTATAGGCAAAGCGCTGAATCGCTGCAAAAATAGGGATGATCGGGCGGAGCGCCGTGATCGCGATATTACCGATGTCCAGCAGAACATCCGCGACCTTCGTCAGCGCCCATAAAATCGTGTCAGTGTTTGGCTCAATATCCAAAAAGGTCTTTTTGACGCTCTCCGCAAATGCCGAAGCTTTTTGGAGCAGATCATCGGGCAGGATTCCGGCAAAGATGCTTTTCCCTCCCTGCGCATTCGCAAGCATTGTGTCCGTGATGTTCTTGATCTCGAGGAGCACGTTCTTCGCGTGGTCGAAAATTGGGAGTCCGGTGAGTCCAAACGCCTGCCCGATGTTATCCTTGATGTTCGACAGTACACCCTCGAACGTCTCCGACTGCTTTTTCATCATGTCCGGAAAACGCTCGTTCATGCCATCGATCAACGCTCTAATCGCAACATTAGCGTCGATGCCAAGCTCGCCGATGCGGGAAAGCTCGTCTTTGGTTAGGCCGAGGTTTTTGGCAAGGATATCTTTGACGGGAACACCGAGCTGCGCAAGCTGATTCACATCATTTGACAACAGCTGCCCCGTCGCCCGAATCTGTCCGAAGACAAAAGCGAGATGGTCGAATCCAAGCTGACCACGCCCAAGGCCCGAAGCCGCATTACCGAGCGCCGTGAGCGTCGGGATGATCTCCTCCGCATCGTAGCCGAATGCGAGGAGCTGCTGCGCCGCCGTGCGCACGCCTGGCATTTCAAAGGGCGTCTCTGCTGCGAATTTCTGCAGATCGGAGATCATTCCATCTGCCTGATCCGCAGAGCCGAGCATCGAAGTAAATGCGACGCGCGTCTGCTCGAGCTCTGCATTGTAGTCAATAAATGCAGATTTCCCAATATCAAGTGCCGTTTTCAGGGAGGCAATCGCAGCGGCGGCAACAGCGGCTTTCGAAGCAAGACTTCCGAGGCTTGCCGTCACTCCTTCAACGCTTTCTGCTGCGCCATTGGTATTCACCCTGAGGTTGACGACCTTATCCCGGATGCCCGCGATCCTATCTTTGACGCCCTGCACAGCCGCCTGTGCTACACCTGTATTCGCGCGGATGTTGACAGTCTGATCTCTGATCGAGGCGACGGTCGCACGCACCTTCTCAAACGCCGCACTCGCATAGTCCCGCGCCCGTATGGTTACAGCGATTTCCTTATTTGCCACTGCTCCGACTCGCCTCCTTCAAAAGTAATCCCTCAAGTGCTTGTATTTTGTGCAGCATAGCGAGGTCAAGAGCAATCCCCAAGACCTCGGCCACCTTCCGCATTGCAGTGTAGTCCAGTCCGACTACTCCCGCGAACGACGTGCGTAGCTGTGTCTGCATATGCTTCCACAGATACCACGCCTCTTGATTCTCGCCCATCAGAGCGGGGCGCTCGTATTCGCATCCGGAACAAGGAGGGTTCCGCCCCTCCTGCGCGTATACCTCACGGCACGATGCGCAGTATTCCGGACCGTCCGACAGCTCCCACCGATAGACGGCCTCTAGTTTTTTACCTCGGTCTCCCGACCGTACGTCAGGGCGTAAGTGTCCGTCGCAACGCGGAATGCCTCACTGTACGGCATGTCGTCCGTGATCTGATCCCCGTAGACGTTATCAAGGATCCAATCAACCATCCCCGTAGTCGCGGCGGCGCTGTCCTCCTTATCCGCAAAAGCGGGGTCATACCCCGCCTTGCGCAGCTCCCGCATTTCCTTCACGGTGAGGGAGCGGATTGGGATGTTGTTTGTTGTTTTGTTGGTCATTGTTATTCCTCCTAAAAATGAGTATCAAAAAACCCGCCCAGCGTTGAGCGGGTTCGCTGATGAAGTTGTTGTTTACTGCTGATTGCGCTTGCGGCGGGCACGCTCCATGCGCTTGCCCATGATGACGCCGAGCGTATAACTGCGCATCATCTCCCAAACATCGATCGGACGGCTCTTATCAATCAAGCCGTAAATCTCTGTCATCGCATCATCATTGGGGAGGAACTGATGCCCAAGCAGTTCTGAGGTCGTCATAACTACGCCGCCTCCCGTCCGAAAATCTTCTCAAACACGGGGATGACGCTGTCATAGTACCGCCACGTCTCGACTTCCTTCACGGAATGCTCGGACTTGCTGTAAAACAACTTTGCATACTCGGGTACTTTGAGGTTGTGCTTGTTCGCCAGTTTGCCGATCTTGTTCGCACTCACACCGAACATCGCACCGATCTCCGTTGCGGAGTAGGTCTTGCGCTCGACTTCCTGCAAAGGCAGGACAGGAACGCCGCCGTTGAGTGCCTCTGCCGACTTCGCCTGCAGGATGTAGCGGTATTCGGGGATGTCGATCTGCGCGGCGATCTTGAGGTACTGGTTCGATTCACGCACACGCGCGTTCAACATACGGGCTTTGAGCTCCTGCTCCTTGAACTCGCTGCGTTCTTTGGGCAAAGCGTTCTTCTTGCTCGGGTTGCGAAGTTCCTCCTCCATCGCATTGAACGCCTGAATGTACTTGATCTTCCATTCGAGCGCTTTCTTGCCCGTGAACCCCATGACGAGGAGGGAAAAGCCATCGCGGTTCATAAGGTATTCGGGGAATGTTTGACCGCGATACTCATGCTTGGATTCCCCGAAGAATTTAGTAGCCGATTTTTCGGCTACTAAAATATCGCGAACGCTTTGCAAAACATGTTTATGCTCTTTCCCAAAATTCTCTGCAACGCTTCTGCTAGAAACGACGACCTGACCATCCGTGACTTGTACCAGTTTATCCATTATGCAATTCTCCTTCCATTTTCCTCGAAAGGATGCTATAATGATTATGCAATCCTTTCGAGGTTGTGAACATATAGAGTGAGTTGTCTCGTTCAAAAGCAAACTCACTCTATTTTTTTTGTGTTCAGAGACAAATACGCCTCCTCTCTCGGCACGTCTTCCATCCACTGCGGATAACGCTTTTTCAAGTCGTCATACACTAGATTTCCAACATACTCCGCCGTTGAAATCCCATTCATGGCGCTGTGAGCTTTTGCAAGCCCGCCAAGTCTGAGGCTCAATCGGACATTCGGTCTTATGATTTTCACTTTTCTCACCTCTTTTCTATGTATAAAATACACTACTATTCTTTTTATGTCAATAGTGTATTTATTTTGCATTTGATTTTTTTCTTCTACCAGCTATAATACATAGTAGAGAGGTGATGTATATGTCGTTCGCTAGTACTCTAAGATCACTGCGAAAAAAACATAATTTGACTCAAAGCGACCTTGCAAAAGAGCTTGGAGTAACACAGAGAACTATCAGTTATTATGAATCTGGAAAGGGAACTCCTAGTGACACAAAGATTCTCAACGCACTGGTAAAGCTATTCAATGTGACTTTAGATGAACTTCTTTTAGATTCACAGGGCGTTTCTAAGCTCACTTTGCTAGTAAACAAGTTAATTGATGACACAAAAAACAACAAACTCGAATGGGAACCTTTTGTTCTAGCAAGAAATGAGTACACTACAGACAGTGGCTATCATGGTTTTTCTCTCTATGCAGATATATTCCATCTAGATAGTTTTTCTCAATATGATAACTATAGTTTTCTAATGTCCGATTCTTTTTTTACCTCCTATAAGGATGGTGGATATTTAGTTGCAAAGATCTTATCACCAACAAACGATATAGACATTGCCCTGTTTATTCTCCATAATGATAAGTTCTCATATATAGCAAATAAGGACTCAATCAAGCAGTTAGATGATTTATACTTCATCCTTACCAATCCATCACTTGGGGTTTCTACATTTATTGACGAATATCTAGGCGACGACTTATCCAATAAAGGCTCTTCTCCTACATCAGTCTTTGCTCCCGATAAAGATTGCCCCTTCTAAACTACCCAAAAAATTTTTACGCGAAATTTCTCCCGACCATAGAATTTTGTGCATAAGAAAACCGCCCCGTGCTGACGAAGCGGTTCTTTTTCTTTTGCCTCAATATGTTTCCTGCTGATTCTTGAGTGTCGCAGTCACGATGCTCTTGCCGTCTGCCGAGAATGCACGCCATTTCACTTCAACCACGACGCCCGCAGGCCCCGAGATCTGCGCATCGAACGGCTCGAACTGCACCGTCGGCATAGCAAAGACGAGCGATGTATTCTCGTCGAGCTTAAAGCCGATCTCCATTGCAACCGGCGCACCTGTGTCCGCCTTGTCCATCCAGTCAGTCGAGACAAAGAGCGCCTTGAGACTGCCCGAGACCTTCATCAAGCCTTCGGGAATGTCGCCACGCAGTCCGCCGCCGCCGACAACGTACTGATCGCCGTCGAGGTTCGCACTGATCTCAAGCGAGCCCTCCTTAACGATGCGACTCTCCGTGCCGTCAATCTTGACGTAGGCATGGTTCTGCGCGATGCGCAGGAGCTTTGACGCTTTGGCCGCGCTGTCATATGCTGTGCCGTCCTGCTCGCGAGACGCCCCCATGACACCGAACTTGAACGTCATTTCGTTGTCTTGGCCAAAATCAACAGAGAACGTATTGATCTTGACGCCCTTGTAACGGACATACTTATTGAGATCAGGGAACGCCTTCTCGACGATGATCGACGGCTGATTATCTTTGACCGTAAATACGTGCGTCTTGTTCGGCGCGGTGCCCGTCGTTTTAGGATCGCCAAAGAGCGCCTTGAGCATGTAACCCGAGGACATGTAGTCCGCCGGCATTTCGATGTCACCATCCACACTGACGCGGCCGAGCGCCGGCTGCGTATCATTTCGCGTATTCGTGATTGTATCCGACTCGATCAGCGTCTGTGCCTTTGACAGATCATTGCTGTTCATCGGCAGCGTGACGCCTTTCTTCGTCCCGGGAGCAACCCCGAACGAGGCTTCATAGTCAATGGTCATCGCGGATTTATAACCGCGTGCCTGTTGTGTTGCCATATACTACCTCCTGTTATTTTTCCTCATAGACAACGACCTTGATGGCACAACGACTGCCGACGAGGGGACGTACGCTGTCCCCGTCGCCCGCCGTCTCGGTAATCCTCAGCTGCAAGAGCTGCACACCGTCTGCTATCCATGTCACTGTCTCTTCATAGCGCCGCAGCGCATCCATGACCGCATTTTCGAGTCGCGCAAGCATCTCGTATCCCACGGTCAGGTTCTTGTCGTCTGACTGCACCCATGTATCAAGACTGATCTGGACACTCGTGTCCTGCACAAGGTCTTCACTCGCCGGGCGCTCGCGATCGCGCATCAAATAGATAAGCCCCTTCCCCTTCGGGTTGGGGCGTACATTACGCGGATTGTACCCGCCGAGGATCACATCGTCGGCGATCTTCGCCGCACGCAGATGGTCTCGCAGGCTCTCCAGTACACTCAGCCACAGCATACAGTCACCCCCGATAGAGCGCGACGCTGCCATAGCCGCGGCTAACCGCTTCGCCTGTGAGTGCTGCGACTGTCATGGATGCCTCAAGTCGCTTCATTTCATCACGGTAGAAACTGTATTTCCCAGCATAGCTGTCCTTATCGTCAGTACCGCCGCTTCCCCATGCCTGCGCCCCCGTGTAGCTCTTGCGTACGCACAGCTCGCGGAACACATAGACCGTGAGGAATCGTCGCACATAGTAGGTCGGCTGCACCGCCTCCCATGCAACGCCGAGGCCTGCGGCCGCAGCGCGCAGGTACTCCTCTGCTTCGCTGATCAGCGCGTCTGTTACGGACGTGCCGAGCAGTTCATCCTTATCCCGTAATTCGTCTGCTTGTAATAGCATCCTCCACCTCCCGCAGTGCCCGCTCCGTGTAGCGATCAAAAATAGAGACAATCGTCTTTTCGTTGGATTCGAGCGCGTCATACAAAAACGGATCCGCAGCCCACCCGGGGAAACGGACGCGCTTTGCGAACAGGAATTTGTTCCCGTCCACCCAGCGCAGCACTTTCCGCCGTTTTGGAAAGATGTCATGCGGTTTAATGCCCTCATGGATGAAAACAGCATAGGGCGCGATATTACCATCAAGGTATACGCGCCCTTCCATTCCGTTGTCATTGATCGCGGTCTGCACCGCATCTTTGAGACGGCCGTTTTGCTGTTTGTAGCGATGCTGCATCTTTGCGGTCGTCGCAACCTCGATCGCACTTGCCTCAATAGCAAGGCGCAGGTTACGTCGGAACGCATCAATGCTGCTCATCACCCTCGGGGCTCGGATTGTCCTCCGCGCCGGCCTCATCCGTCTTCTTGCTCTTGCCTTTGCCGCCCTTGGGCTCTTTAGGCTCCTTGTCCTTCGGCTCCTCAGGTTTCTTGACCTTAGGCGCCTCTCCTTCGAGCGGCTCGGGCTCAAAGCCCTGCGCCACCAATTCTGCTGTCCGTTCCTCCGTTTCAGAGTACTGGACCTCGTTCAGTCGTACAAGTCTTGTCATGCTGCTCCTCCTTATGCGCCCGTGTTGACCCAGACACCCGCGAGCTTGTTGCTCGGGATCCAAAGGTCATGGAACTTTCTATAATCGATCTTCCACGCGTCCGCCTTCTGATTCGTGTCCGGATCAAAGATACGCACCTTGTCCGTCTTGGAGATCGCAATCGGCACGTTACGCGCCATGATGATCCAGTTGATCGCCTTGGCGCCCGTATCGGGCTTGTAGCCCCCTGCCTCCTGCCCTGTGGTCTTTCCGTCGCCAAAGACATACGCTGTCTTCATGCGATCGGAGGGGACGGAGAGGATCGGAATCTCGTTATAGGTCTTGACCTTCGTACTCACTTCGCCCGCCTTGAAGTCCGCAACATCAAGGTAGCGCGTCACATCCTTTGCGTTATTGAGGATGGTGCGTACGGGCGTCGGCATAATGATGACCAGCGGCTCGCCTTCGCCGACGATGTCCTGGATCTTCGCGATCTCCTCATCGAGTTTGCCGAGAATGTTGTCTTTGCTCGGCGTAAATGCCGCCGACTCATGCGATGCGCCCTTTGCGAGAGCCGCAATACGCGAGTAACGATATGCATCAATCTCCGGCGCAACCTTCGTACGCTGGAACTCACCCATAACGGTGCCGGCCGTCGCGACGAAGTTGCTCTCATCCACGTCCATCGAATCAAGCTGGAACGTACGACCGCGATCCTGTGTGAGCGTGTAATCCTTGTAAGCAAGAGTTACCGCGCCCTGATTGAATCCATCGTCACGGTCATACTTTGCAAGCCCCGATGTAGAGATCATCGGCATGCGTACCGTGTCGCCGCCGTTATACTTCACATCCGAGGCGTTCGCCTCCATCCAGCCGGACGTGCCAGCTGTAAGCATCTGCTTATCGAGCTCCTGCTGGAAAATCTTTGCCATCTCAAGTGTATTGATTGCCATGTGTTATTACCTCTTTCTGTTTAGCCTCCAAGTGCAGCGGCAAACTGCTCCGCAACCGTACCGCCTGCACCGTTATCCTGTGTCCTGCCGTCACCACTGCCGCGTTTCTGCACATCCTTAATCGCCCACGCTTTCCCGTCGAGCCATTCTGCAGCGCAGTCCGCAATACTTCCCTGCGTACCGTCTGCCTTGGTATAGCAGTATGCACCATCCTCGGTGACCTTAATGTTCGGAACGACCAATTTTGCAAACTCCTGCGGGTCAACGGCATTCGCCTTTGTGAGAGCATCAACCGTCTGCGCCATGATGTCCGCCTGTACGCGCTTTTCCTCTGCGGTCTTGCGCGCCGTCTCGGCGGCCTCATACTTTTTAGCAAGATCTGCGATCTGCCCCTGCAGTTTCTGCATTTCGGTCTGTGCACCTGCGCCCTCCTCCCGAGCGGCGCCGAGCTGCGTCTCCAACTCCTTGTGCTTCGATTCGAGTTCCCCGTGCTGCTTTTTGAGCCCGGTCAGCTCCTCTTCTGCCCTGTTCTTGGCGATGCGTGCATCTGCCGCCTCCTTCCGGACGCCCGCCAGCTCGCTTTTGATGGTCTCCACCATCACCGTGCCATTTTCCGCAGCCTCCAGTGCTGCATACACCTCTTTGAGTTCCATGTTGTCTGCCTCCTGTGCAAATAGCCTTGCGGGTCTCAATCCCGCGCATAAAAAATGCCCTGCCGTCAAGCACGGAGGGCATGAAAAAAGCACCTGCAGTTTTGCAAGTGCTTTTTTAGCTTAGGAAAAATAGGGTTCTATATCGAAATCGGATTCGATGTACAGTTCATTTGCAACGTTGTCATTTCGTACGACTATTTCTCCTTGCGGCGAAAAATAGAATTGCCATGCGCTCGAATCAACGTCTTCCAGCAACTCACCTTTTGCCAGATTCGGAATGTGTTGTTCAAGGGCGGCGCATTGCTTCGGAAATAGATCCGGTGCAAACTGATCGCAGATTGAGTAGGAATACTTATACTGCTTACGCATCGCTATCACCCCAATCCAAATTTTTCATTGACGCTGCGACGGCTTCGTACCGCACTTTCATAAATTGATCGAACTGCATCCTCTCGTGAAATTCCGGGCCGCTTTTGCATCTTATGTGCAATAAGTGCTTCCCATGTCCACACAGGATCTTCTCTATCAAGCTTTCGCCGAAGCTCCTGATCTGCCATCAAGTCGCGTGCTTGGCGTCGGTACTGGTTGCGCAGTTCAAACGCTTGCCGTGCTCGTTCCTCGATCGGGAGTTCGGTGCTTATCTGAGAGTGGATCCACTCACTTTGATAGATGTACCACTCACGCACCGTTTTGTTGTCCAGCGCTCCGACATAAGCTTGAAGCTCCTCGAATGTCTTTTTCTTTAGTATATCACTTTGTGATTCGTTTGGCGATAGTCTGCTGTCAATTTTTTTACCGCCGTATCCGCGTGCTTTCTGCGTCCAGCTGACCTTTCCGCCCATCACGTCTTTGACGCCGTGCACACCGAGGAGCATCTGCCGGTGGTGCAGGCTGACGCTGTCAAGGTACTCCCTGCCGCCCTCCTCGACGCGGTCAATCGGCGTTTCGTTGTCGATCATCCCGCGGATAACGGGCTTTAGGAAACACATACAATGCGGATGCGCGGGCAAACGCGGCACTTTGTCCTTCGGAAATATCCCCGGCCCCATGCCGTAGAGATTCGCCTTAGCATACATATCGCAGATGTCATAACGCGGATGCCGTCCCGACAGCATCCACTGGTAGGCGACGCAGTCATCGTTATTGTCCCACTTAAGCAAGAATCCATCCTGATACGCCCGCGCCATCTCTGTCCGCGCAATACGGTCGGCGAAATAGCGTGTCCGCTCCTGTGTGGCAGCATATATCGCTTTATTCAGCGCCTTTTCGTTTTGATCTTCGAGCGCATCGACAAGCTGCGAATATGCTGCACGCATGCCAGCGGTTGTCCCCTTTGCAATCTGTCGACGGATGGGTTTTAGCATAGCCAGCATCTCGCCGCGCGGGATGCCTGCATGTTTCGCGACCTGCGTCAGCTCGCGCAGGAACGTCGGCAGGGACTGTGTCGGGATGATGCCCGCCTCTTGATACCCGTCGAATATTGCAAGGCTCGCCTGTCGGTATGTGGCGCTCCTTTTGATCTGCTCCGAGATCGTCCGAGCGACCAGTTCCCGCACAAGGATTCCTCCGCGCGTCGTGCGCTCCGAAAGCGTTAGATTATCGGGCGTCCAGGACTGCGTGAACAGGCGATCCGTGAGCTTCTGCGGCAGTACTTCTCCGTATCCGTGCTCTGCCTCTGCACGTATTTGATCGATCAACTCGCCAAACAGTACGCGCATGACCGGATATTCCTTGTACGCCTGCCTCACTGCGAATTGCACGGCATAGCCCTCCGTGATCAGCGCACGGATGCGCCGCTCAAATGCGTCTATCTCCGCCCGCGTCGCTGTCTGTCTCATCGTCCTTGTCTCCGTAGGTCTGCGTCTGCTCTATAACGGCGGCCGCGGCTTCGAGCTCGCTGATAATCGCGTCATACGTCGCGGGCTCGAGATTCGGCAGGTATGCTTCGAGCACCTTGCGCGCAACCTCCACTTGATATGTCTTACTGTCAAGCCCAAGATCAAGCGCCGCCTGCGCCTGTGCGAGGCCGTCTGCAACATCCGAAATCTTGAAGTCGCGGGGGTATTCGCAGACGTAGCCGATCGCCTCACCCGTCCAGGCCTCATACAGTGCGACGATTGCCTTTTCGGCCTCCTCGCACTGGATCGCAAAGTCGACGAGCCGCTGATTCGTCCGCTCGAAGTCCCACTGACGCGCGACGCCGGATTTCGCCGTCTGCACGCCGATGACTGAGTCGATGCCGCTCATGCGATACATCTCCCCGATGAGTCGGTCGATCTGGTCGGTCAGTACCTGTGCAGGCGCCGCATCCGGGGATATGTAGCTCGGCGGGTGCTGACTCTCCGGCGGATAGGTGAGTACGTTGTTCGTGCCGATCGTGATATCCGACGCCCCATTGTCCGGCATGACCAAAATACTGAACGTCTGATTCTGGAGAATCTGCGTGTGCCAGCTGCAGAGCTGATAGACGTGATAATTCGTCTGCGCGACAGACAAAAACTCCGGCGGTGGCAGCACCTCCATTGGGTCGTTGCTCCGCCCGAACCACTGCACAACGGGCAGACGCCCGAGTCCGTGCTCCCCCTGCCGGATGATCTGCTTGTTTTCGTCCGCGACCGCCCATGCCATTTCGGTCCAGGTGTAATACCGCGTCTTGGTCTTATCCTCCGAATCCTTGATGGTGCTCTGATACCCAAACTCGACCATGCGACCGTGGTCGTCAAAGCGCCAATGCGTGACCTCGCTCGGCAGCACGTGCGCAAGATACGGCAGCGCACGCTTATCAAGGCTGTCCTGCACGGTCTCGCCGATCTCCGGCTCGTTGTTGACGATGACGTAGACAACGCCGTAGAGCTTTGCCATGACAGCGAGGCGGCGGATGTAGTTCTGCAGGTCTGCGCCGGTACGGTCGGAGTCATCCAGAAATACCTGGAATTTTGCCGTGTCCGTATAATCGCGCTTGATCTCGTTGCGAAAGATCGGATCCACAGATGCGTTGACGATTGGCCCTGTGTAGTTGAGGTAGTACGCGAGCTTTTTGCGCTTGGCGTAATTCTCCGAGCTTTCGCGGGCATGCCGCACCAGTGCCCCGCCGTCCTTAAACTGCCCATCGCCATAATATGCATCGCGCAGAAGCTGATAGGTATCTGCCATTGCGTTGATGTCCAATCGTGTCCCTCCTCAGTAGATATTTGCACGGCGCGCCTTGATGCGCTCACCTGCCGCAAGCTGTTCCGTGCCGTAGCGCACCGCATCAATCGCGTGGTTGTCCTTATCCGGATACGCCGAAATAAATTGCCCGTCCCTGTTGCGCTCGTACTCGTAGCCGACAAATTCGCGGTACGTGTTCGGCGCGCGCCGCTTATCGATGTAGATGCGTCTGCGCCCCTGCAGCCAGTGGATACCGTAATCAACGGAATCGGGCCCCTTGCGTGCCGCCTGCACATTGAGCCCGAGGCTGCGCATCTCCGCGATGCTCTTAGGCTCCGCCGAATCCGCAGTCAGGTGATGCCCGTAGAGACGCGGCAGAATCTTCCGCGCTGCCTGGGCGTTGCTCAGCCGCTGCTCGTAGATCTCGTCGAAAATGTATAAATCCTCGTGCTTGGCGTCATAATGCATCGCAACAAAGGCCAGCGGATCGACGGCAAAACCGAAGTCAAGACCAAAGTAGCGGCGATCGAACCTTGCCACATCCGCATCTCTCAGCTCCACGCCCTCGACGTTATCAAATACACTGCCGCCCGTGCCCGTGACCTCACCGAGATACTCATGACGGTACAGCGTCTCGTTCTTTTCTTTGAGCCGCTCCGCCTCCGCGATGAACTGCTCTCCAAGCCATGCGGGCGGGACGCCCAGATACGTCGATCGGTGCACGATGCGGTCGACGCGGTCAAATAACGCCTCCTCGTTGACCCAGTTGTTACGGCTCTTGGGCGGATTGTACGAATAAAACACCCAGTAGCGCTCACCACCGCGTAGGAGCGACTGCAGGAGACTTCGGATCTCTTCCATGCCCGTGAACTGGTCGAGCTCCTCAATCCACACGATACCGACATAACCAAACGGCAGCTTGAGTGACTTAACCTTGTTTCGGTCGTCGACACCGAGGAAAAGAATTTTCTGCCCGGTGCTCTTGTGCTCGAACGACAAAGGGCTTACCCGTGCCGCGAAAGCATCGGATAAGCCCAGCGCGTTGATCGCCCAATCTATCTGGTTGTAGACACTATTACGCAATGTGTTTGCGACCTTGCGCAGCACGACCACATGACAAAGCGGATTCTGCAGGAGGCCGAGCAGGATAGAGAGCGATGCAAAGCTCGACTTCGTGGATCCGCGCCCGCCTGCAAGCCAATAGTGCGTATAGCGGTGCTCCTGCACGTCGAAGAACATACCGTCAAAGCTCGGTGCAATCAGCTCCGCGACGTTGACGACTCTCTCACTCATCCGCATCACCTCTCTCGAATACAAACGTGATCGGCGACGCTCTCTCCGTCCGATCCTTGTCAAGGGCTTTCTCTTTCAACTTGACTTCGCGCTCGTGGAGACGGATGTCAGCACTCTCGCCGATGGTGTCCAGTAGGATCTTCATCATTTTGGGATCTCCTGCACATGCGCTTCGAATAATACTGCCAAGCACCGCATCGCCGATCGTAAGGCCGTCGTCTCGGATGCGCGCTGCACGCATGATCCCGTTCTTAAGATCCGGATGGAGGTCTTTCAGTGTGAGCGATATCGCCTCCTTGAGCGCCGTGCGCAGCGCTTTCTTGCGGCGTCGGGACTCACCGCTCTTAATGCCGCCCTTTCTCCCGTTCTCTCTAGATTCACTCTGGCTTCGCTTCGTTCCCGGGATTAGATTCTGCTCGTTCGCCATCTACACGCTCACCACCTGCCTTTAAGAATTTATATTTCAGAAACACGAGACATAAAAAATCGCAGAAATTTATATCTCACGCATACAAAAAGAGCACCGCGCAAGCGATGCCCTTGTGTTCAGTTTTCGATGATATTATCATATCACATTTTCGCGAAGAAAAAAGGAAGTAAAAGGGAACAAAAAGTCGGTTAAAAATACCGTTGGGAAGATAATCGAGTTATCCACAGGAATAAAAAAAGAAGCTGACGACACAACTTCTTTAGACATTCTATTTTCTACGTGAAGATGAATACATCTCCATGAGTTTTTGCTTTTCAATAAGTTCTTTCTTATTAGCGTGTTTTCCATAGACAAATACACCAACAAGGGCACTCAACGGAACAAACATCGTGACATATCCAGAGATTTCATATCCAGATTCAATAATACGTGTTCCGCACCAAATGGCAAAGAGTGCAACCGCACCACCAAAGCATACGCCCAACGTGCTATTTCTTCCACTCGTATTTACTGCATCTTTTTCTATTTCCTGTCGATGTCTTGACTGATTTTCCGCCATCGCAATAATACGATCCGCCGCCCCTGGGCAAACATCTTCATACCTTTCTAGATGTTGTGGAAGGGGCAGTGGACCACTATAAGTCATCTTTGAATGGCTGACTAAACCATTTACTGATGGTTTAGGTTGATGAATTAGAGGCTGCTCTTTACCGTTAGGGCGTTTCTTTGTCATAGATTATCATCGCATCCTCTAAATCTTGTCCCACCGCATGCCAATCCAGTGAAAGAGCAATACGGTCTGCGGTTTGCTCATCTGGAGACTCATTGTATCTCACAAATGTATCTCCTATATCGAGCGAACTTGCAACTCCACCCAAAAAAGACAACCGAGGGTATAGGCATTCTGCAAAACTCATATAAACCTCCCCCTTTGCTAAAACCAAATTCTTTCCCCTTAGGGGCTCATAGTATAACACGAATTACACTTTTTGTATAGCGTTTTTCTGCTAGAGAATATGTATATATACATATTCTCTAGTTTTCTCCCATATCCTCTTTTTTCTCAATCAAATCGCAAGTTTAATCTGCGCTGGCCTCACTTCCACCCCAAACAACATCAGTGCCACATCCCGCAGCACCTCCCCGCCTTTCTCCTGCGCCCACTTCTCTGTATAGTTCAGAGCATCCGCGATCTCTATCCACGACTGCCCCCGCATATACCGCCCTCGCAAAAGCTCCACATCTGCATCATCCAGCGACTCAAAGGCTCGATCAATCGCCCGTATTGTGCGCTCTATTTCATCTCTGCGGATCCGCATATCCGCAATATGCCCCTCAAGCTTAATGCGCCGTGCAGCTGCCGCCTCCGTGATCGTCAGCTCCCTTGTGCCTCCGCTGATGCGATCATCTCCATACTGGATAGAGGATATGGATTCGTCACGCAAAATCATCTCCTGCGCCTCAATCTCCTCTGTGAGATTCGTGACGGCGACCTTCATCTTTGCATAGTTTTGCAAAAGCCGCTTTGTCTCCCTGATATAGTCGCCGTACTCTCTCACGTTTCTCCTCCTGTCCTTACGCGCTCTCTCGCTCTTCTGCGCCGCACAACTCCGGTAGGTTGGCCCTGACAAGCACCTCCGCAAACGGCGGTGGTACCGCATTGCCGCATCGGGCAACCTGCGCCGACTTTGGATAGCTCTTGCCGTCGGCGTCACGGTCGATAATATAGCCCTCCGGGAATCCCTGCGCCCGGAACAGCTCCCTCGGTGTGAGCATCCGCATACCGATATCCGCGATCCGATACACCTCTCCGCATACAGCAACTACCCCAAACCTGTCTTTGGTCGTGATTGTATGCAGTGGCTCTGTGAGCGGCTGTCCATCACCTTGACCGTAATATTTAACTAGGAACGCCTCAACGAGCGCATTGTGATCTATGCTGGTTACTGTCGGCAGAGGCACAGTTACATCAACTCCGGCGCTTTGGTATCCCCCAGCAAAATATTTGCTGATGAACGCCGTCACAAGTCCGTACCGATTGGATGCGTCTGCAGTCATAAGCGGACGGTCTATCGCCTGTCCTCTTACGTCCTTGTCTGACTGCTCGCTGTGGTACTGGATCAGAAACGGTGCAAGGCTCTTGTCCACGATATACGGCTCCGGATTATCGAGGACAAACTTCTTGAGCCCCCGCGCAATGCGCCGCATGGTGTTCTCACAGAGCGGTTTCTTCCGAGCAAAGATGCTCCGGCATGGGATTGACCAGTCAATAACCTCTGCCGCCGTCCTCCACGGATTCAGCATGCCACTAGCCACAAAGATTGTTGACGGGTCCCCATGCGTCGGCTCCGGCCATACAATCGGCAGGCCATCGCATCGCGCAACCAGGAAAAAGCGTTTGCGTATGGTCGGCGCACCGTAGTCACACGCTCTGAGCTCGTTCCACTCGACCTTGTAACCGTAGCGCTTCAGTGCGTGAACGAACCGCCGGAATGTCTGCCCCTTCCGTGCCGGGTCGGGGCGGTTGCCCACAAGCGGTCCCCATGTCGTAAACTCCTCTACGTTTTCGAGGATGATAACGCGTGGCCGAACGAGTTTTGCCCAACGAACCGCCACCCATGCAAGCCCGCGAATTGCTTTTTCGACGGGCTTCCCGCCTTTTGCTT